ATTTAGGAACGATAGGGACGGGGAATGTTTATGTTGATAGAGGTAATGAGAGCCCATTATGCTATCAGACAAGGCACATTTCCGAGTATGTTATCGCCGAGGACGCCTATGGCCGCGTGGATACCTGCTATCTTAAGTTCAAGCATACGGTTCGACAGGCCATTCAGAGATTCGGCAAGGAGATATTGGGCGAGCAGATTCAAAAGGCGTTTGATGAGAACGAATTAGACAAGAATTTCGACTTTTTGCACGTTCAAGCGCCAAACGAGAATTACAACGAGTATTCGCGGGTCAGGGACAACTGGAACATGCCCTTTGATTCCTTATGGATTTCGCTGATAGACAAGAAGCTGATTAAGAGGTCTGGTGTCAGGAATTTACGCTATATAGTTCACAGGTTTATGAAGGGTACAGGCGAGCTTTATGGCCGCAGTCCAGGCATGAAGAAGCTGCCGGAAGGAAGAACACTGAATGAATTAGTTAAATTAGTTCTTGCCAATGCGGAAATGATAGTGGCACCTCCAGTCATGTCGCCAGATGGCATGTTTGACCCTGATGAGCCAGTTACGATTCAGCCAAATGGCATTATTCAATATAAAAGCGGAATGATGGGTGCTAAGCCAGAAAAATGGCCTGGTGGCGGGGATATTAAGCTCGGCCTGGAGATGGAGAACCAGAAGCGGGAATCCATAATGCGGGGCTTTTACAACGATATATTCCTGATTTTGTCGGACGAAAAGAAAAGGACGGCAACCGAGGTATTGGAGATTATGCAGGAGAAGATGAATCTCTTATCGCCGAATTTCGGACGTCTAAAGACTGAGCTTTATGACCGGCTTGTCGAAGTATCCCTGCATATTTTATTGGAGTCGGGCGTTTTGCAGCTTCCGGTCGGCCTTCAGTATCGGATTGAGTACATATCGACCCTGGCCCTGGCCTTGAAGTTCAATGAGATTAGGGCATGGGGTAATGTCTGGGCGTCTATAAGCCCGTTGATGTTAGTTGACCAGTCGGTTCTGGATAATTATTCGCTGGACGAAATATCGAGAGGTATTGCGGAGAATGAGGGCTTGCCTTCTAAGTGGCTGCGCTCCATAACGGAAAGGGATGCGATAAGGGCGCAAAGGCAGAAGCAGCAGCAGGCTATGGCGGCCTTGCAGATGGCCCAGGCAGCGGCCAAGACATATCCGAGCATTACGAAGAAGGCCGAGGCGGGCAGTCCGGCAGAGAAAATAATGGCAGGGGCAGCGTAAATGACTGACAAGGAAAAAACCTTGATAATTGACTTTCACGAATGTTTCGGCACAGAGGCTGGCAAGCGTGTATTGGTCGATCTTAAAGAACAGGCGTTTTTCCGCTCGATTGTCCCTATGAATATGCCCGCCGAGGAAGTCAAGCAGCACGCAGGCTCAAGAAATGTCATAATTTACATAATGGATATGCTGGATAAGGAGATACCGGCTTGAAAATAGGCGATTATGTTATTCCGGCTGATTGCAAAGATAAAGTTGTTCCTTGCCGAGTTTTGGCCATAGAAGATTCGGCAAATAATGGAGAACTTCAAAGAGTTTTAATTCAGTTACCTTATTTTGAATTGACGAGATATTACGCGATAAATGAATTGCAAGTAATAACCTCAGATGAGTTTTTTGATTGTTGCTTTAACGGATTTTCGATAAGAATAAAGGGAGGGAGAGAATTGATTGTATGATAGACAGAAAATGCGAAACTTGTGATTGGTGGCTTAAGGCCAACGATGATAAGGGTTTTTGTCATAGATGGCCGCCCGTACCATATCCGATGATGCAACAGCAGCCGAAGGTAATAGGCTCAAGTATCAACGCAAATGTCGGGCAGATTTCTATGTTTCCGATTATCGGGAAAGATGATTTTTGTGCTGAGTGGCGCAATGGGGATTGATTATGCCGCTTAAAAAAGGGACATCAAAGAAGACTATAAGTCATAATATACGAGAAATGATAAAGTCTGGCCATCCGCAGAATCAGGCGGTTGCTGCTGCTTTATCGCAGGCCAGGAAATCTGGGGCTAAAATTCGCAAGAAGCGCCCCAAAAAGCGGCGTAGCAGAAAAACACTTTTAACATAAAGGAGCAGAAAAAATGGCAGATGACGAAAATGTAGCAGTATTAGTGAATCCGGATGGAACATTCAGAGAAGGCTGGCTCGATACGAAGGTCGAGAACGAAGAAGGTGAAGAGGTCAATCTCTTTGACGAGGAAGTGCGAAACGACCAGCTTACCAAGAGCTTTAAGGGTTTGCCGGACTTGGTAAAGAACTACCGAAGCGCACAAAAGCTCGTAGGCAGGAATAAAATTATAGTACCTGAAGAGGATGCTCCTGACGAAGAGTGGGACAATGTTTTCAAGACTCTGGGTATGCCGGAAAAAGCCGAGGACTACAAGCTCAATTACGCCGAGGCGGTGCCGGAAGACCTGCGAAACGATGAAACCCTTTCCTGGTATCATCAAACGGCCAGAAAGTATCGGCTTTTACCGTGGCAGGCGGCGGGAATATTCAACGACTGGAACGAGCTGCAATCAGGAGTACACAAACAGACCATTGACGATTTTAATGTTTCTCTTGAAGTTGGAATGGCAAAGCTCAAGGATAAGCTCGGAGCGGCTTTTAATGATAGGATGGAATCTGTGGATTTGATAATCAGCGCCGGAACGGAAAGTATGAAAAGACTGGGTTTTTCAGCTGAAGAAATTGAAGATATCAGCCAAAGATTGCAGAATGACAGCCGGAGAGACCCGCGTGTAGCTGGATTTTTAGCGTCAATGGGCGAGCTAATTTCCGAAGACCGACTGGGCAAAATACAGAAACAAAATCTGTTTGGTATGAAAGCCAGCACCGCTCAAGAGCAACTTAATGAAATATATACGAATCCAGACCATCCGTTTTATAAGAAGGAAGACCCACGTCATCAAGCGGCTGTTGACAAAGTAACAGCTTTAACAAAAATAACCACTGGTGGAAAATGAGAATCTTCGGTCTAAACATCTTAACAGACAGGAAAATGGACGAGATAATCAAGATGGAGCGTCACGCAGCCATTCAAGTACCGAACAAGATGATTAGTGTTATGCTCAAAAAGCAGGCAACTCAACCGATGATTCGGCAATTACTGGTGGGATATCGAAAATTACATACCGAGAATGAATTTTTAAGAAGTAAGATGAAATACGGATAAGTGATGAAAGCCAAGATTATCGGGGAATGCTCACCGCATCCGCTAATCTTGTTTGAATTTTAAGTCGTGGGCAATTCCTCACCGGAATCCACGCTGACCGCCTGAAAGAAGGCCATTGAGCGAATGTAAAACGCAGGACGAATCCGATACTCTTCCAGGACGAATCCGATACTCTTCGGGGAATTCTCCAACAAAAAGTTAGTTTCGGTTTTTAAGTTTAGAAACTCGTTTTTAAGGAGAATTCAAGATGAGTACAGAAATTACAGAGGCAATGCAAAAGCAGTATCACTCTAACTACGAGCACCTCTATGAACAATCCGTGAGCCAATTACGCAAGGCCGTGCGTAGCGAGACACAGGCAGCCGAGGCGAAATTCTGGAACTTCATAGGCTCGACCTCCGGCACCTGGCACGCGTCAAGGCATGAAAAGACGGTCAGGACGGATACACCTCATTCAAGGCGCAAATGCACTTTGGCTTTCTGGTCTGACGCCGACTGGGTTGACGAAGCCGATTTGGTTCAGGTCGTTTCCGACCCTACAAGTCCATACTTGAAGGCGAGAGTGGCTTCTGCGAACAGGGCAACTGACGAGAAGATTCTGGAAGCCCTTGGCGGAACGGCCTATGCCGGCAAGGAAGGCACTACGGCGGTTGCTAATTATGCTCTTGATGAATGTCGTTTGATTGACGGACAAGGCACTCTTGTTACCGCAGGCAGTAACCACTCCGATTCGACCGCGACACATCTTACCGTAGCCAAAGTTGCCTTAATGGGCCAGTTAATGGACGATGCCAACGTCCCCGAAAATGACAGATACATCGTAACGAATCCTTACAACAAATG